CCATAATCAAAAGATCCAAAGCTAGAAACCATTCTAAGAATAACTTGACGTAAATCATTCTCAAGGTCTATGTACAAAGTTTTATATCCTTGTTCTATAAAGTTTCGAGCTATATTTGTTAAAATTATAGATTTACCACCGTGCATAGGTCCAATGAATAAGCAAACATTCTGTTTTGAAATTCCTCCTAAAAGACTTTCATCTATGACTGGAATTCCTAATTTTAATTTATTCTTAAAGCTGTTTTGAGCGAATTTAATGACCTCAGGAAGACGATCAAAATCAAACAAATCTGACTTATCATAATTGATATTCAAAAGTTCTGTCGCAAACTCTTGCATATAATTGTAGGCTTTTTCATCATCTGATTGATGAAGCATACTTGTGAAATCCGTCATCTTACTAAAGAGAAATTTCTTTTTTGTCCAAAGAGATAATTCCTTTTTTAAATATCCAAAATTTTTAAAATCACTATCTACAACTTTTTGCAAAATCAATTTGTAAGGTAACCGATCTTCAGAATCAAACTTTAAAAGTTCATTTTCAATAGTCTCAACATTAGGAGCCGTATGAAATTCATCATGAAATTTGCTTATAAAAGAAAAAAGCCAACCAAGATGAGAACTATCAAAGTAGTTGTTTTTTAAGTACTTTTGACAACTAAACAAAAAGCTGATATCCTTTAAACAATAGTTTACTACCGCTATCTGTAGCTCCTTATTAAATGGTAATGTAGATAGCTTATTTGGAGCCAGATCACCCATAAAACCTCCGATGTTCACTTCAAAAGAATAGATTAGATAGAACAAGAACCGCTTGGACATACACTCTTCAAGATTTCTTCTTCAGAAATAACTTGTAACGGAGATTCCGCGCGCGTGCCATCAACATAGATTGTGATCCCTTTTATAAAAGGAATATTTTCTAAAATAAGAGAATTAATCTTTTCTCTATCATAGTTTTTTGAAATATTAATTGTTTTAGAGACGGCGTTATCTATATACTTTTGACAAACAACCTGCATCGAAAGATGAGATTCCACACTCAGTTCATGCGCTGTTTGAAAATGATCTGTTGATTTTTTCTTTTTTACATATTCAGCGTAAAGTGGATGAGTGATAATCTCTTCCTTAAAATCCTCGTCGACGCGGTATTTTCTTTTATACGCTTTTGCAAAGATTGGTTCGATTCCGGAGCTGACCCCACTAACAAGACTAATCGTTCCAGTCGGAGCGATTGATAAAAGAGCACAATTTCTCATTCCATATTCTTTAATTTTATGTTGAAGTCCTACGGACAATGTCTGGACAAATCCACTCTTGATGAATGGGTCAGCTTCAAACAACGGAAAAACTCCCTTTTCCACTGCCAAAAAACAAGAAGCTTCATAAGCTCTATTTCTAATAAATTTGATAGTTTTACCAACAGCATCGCGGCCTTCTTTGCTCCCATACTTAAGACCCATTTTAAGAAGCATATCATGAAGACCCATGACACCAAGACCAATCCTCCTGAGCTGCTGGCAATTTTGTTTAATCGCACTATTAGGGTATGTAGTAATATCAAGAACATTGTCTAAAAATCTAACAGCGATGGTTATTGTTTCTGTCAGTGCTTTTTTGTCTAGAACCCCATTCTCATCAATAAAGCGCGGAAGGACAATGGATCCAAGATCACAGGCACCATTTGCTTCAAGCCAAATTTCCGAACAGGGATTTGTCGAAATAAGCTCTCTACAATAATGGACGGTATTCATTTCATTAGCTAAATGATGATTCAAAATTCCAGGTTCAGCACTGCTCAACATATTATCGATAAGCCTATCCCACAATTTCTTAGCTTTTATTGTTCCAACGACTTTACCTTGCCAAACAAATTCCCAGTCTCCGTCCTCTTTGATAGCATTCAAAAATTTATCTTGCTTACCATGAGGAATTAGAACTGAAACATTTGCGTTATTTAAAATATTATGATCTAATTTTTTATCTAAAAATTCAAGGATATCAGGATGATCTAAGTTCAAATCAAACATTAGAGCGACCCTTCGGCCACCACCAGATTTGATCACTTCTCCTGCACCATTAATGATCTGCATTAGAGAAACTGAACCACTTGATTCTCCGCCAGTTCCTTTAATCGGCATACCTCTTGGGCGAATTGGACTAAAATTTAGACCAACGCCACCGCCCATACCTGAAATTACAATCATATCAGAAACTGACTTACCCCACTCTTCGCGACTATCTCCAGTAGGGATAACAAAACAATTAAGAAGCCCGCCTTTAGGTCGGCCCGCTCCAAACCAAATCCTTCCAGCAGGCATAAACTTATTTCCGATGAGCTGATCAAAAAAACGTTGTTTCCACTTTTCAATCAACTCAGGAGATTCAGCCAAAGCGACTTGTCGCGAAACTCTTTTACAAGCTTTTTCCCAAGTTTCCTCAGGAGTAAGCGCATATCTACTTTTAAATAATTCAAAACCTAAACCTTGCGGCTGAAAATCCATTTAAAAACCCTTTCTTTAAATGTTCTAATTTCTTTAAAAAATTTGATGATTAAAATCTTTGCCAACCTTTTATAAAAGGTCCATGGAAGAACCTCTAACATCACTGGATTGGCACAAATCTTTAAAGAAAGCTGTTGTAATATATGTAAAGATTCTAATGAACATTTTCCAAGATAATCCTGACCATCTACAAGTTCGACTTCTACGTCTTCAAGCATTGGTTTTACTATATATTCACGAGCATCAGCTTCACCTTTTTTTTGAAGTTCAGCCTCTCTCTTATTAACTATATCCTCGTCTTCGTAAACGAACTGACCCATTATTTTCTCCTAGATAGTCGTAACATCCTTTTTATTCATATCCTGATCTTGGCTAATTACGCCACCACAAGTTAAAAGTTGAGTGGCTATAGACACAGCATTGGTTAATGCCGATTTCGTCACCTTAAAAGGATCTATAATCCCAGAATCAAAAAGATTTTTAGAAAATTCCCTTGTTTTGACATTATACCCGTAGTAAGGAGAATCTCTTTGAATCCTGTGAGTTATCTTCTGCATTAAAATATCTGTTTTTAATCCAGCATTTTTAAAAATCTGACGAATAGGGGCTTGTAAAACTTGCTTAAATGATTTCTCTATCAGCCCATCACCCTTAATCATCAAAGAAGCATAAAGTAATGCACATCCACCACCTGGAAGAATGCCTTCTTTTATAGCAGCTTGTGTGGCATTATAAGCATCTTCGACCCTAGCTTTCTTTTCGGCTGCTTCTAAAATAGTACGGCCACCAACGTTAAGGCTGACAATACCTCCAAGCATTTTTCCTATACGCTGTTTGATAAAATCTGAATCCCATTCACTTTCAGTATCCATCATCTGGGCTTTTAAAATTTTAATATATTCTTCTTTTGTCTCAATACTTCCTCCACCATCATATAAAGTTGAAGAATACCTTTCGATTACTAGATGACCACAAGATCCTATGTAAGATTCATAATCAGATTCTTCTTCTAAGATACGTTGAAAAGCTTTGGGATATCCTTCTATTGGAAGGCATCCACAATAACAAGCCATGTCTTGAAGTAAAGCTGGTCTACTTGAATTTGGAGATCCTAAAACAGGAGTTTTAATTAAAAAGATAGGTGCAGCATGTGCACGATTCATCATTACAAAATTTATAAATTGACCACTAAAGTCATTTGCAACAATAACTAGAGCTGACGGCCAATCTTTTCCCTCTTTAGTTATTACCTGTAAGAATTGAACAAAATCATTAAAGTCTTGAAGGTCTCCATTATAAAAAATAATAGATGGGTTGTCTAAAATTGCAGATTGTTTATTTTGATGAGTAATAAATTGAGTACCAATAGTCCCGAATTTATGAAAACCAGTGTCTAAGTGATACCCTGATAAATGTTTAACCTCAATTGAAGAAGATAAACCATCATTGATAGTAATTATTCCATCTTCTCCTGCCCTACCAATGGCTTCTACTACCTTTTCTGAAACGTCTTTATCATTATTCGAGGAAATTAAAGCTACATATTTTTGCTGCTTTTCATTAATGACAGGAAGTCTAATATTTTCTAATTCTTCAAGAGTTGTTTCACATAATTCATTTATCTTCTCTACCAATTCTTGAGGTTGAACAATTCCCATTTCTATGAGCTTAAAGCCTTCATTTATAAAGGCTTCTGTCAAAAGAATGGCTGTCGTCGTGCCATCTCCTGCTTCTTTATTTGTTTTGACGGCAGATTCTTTAACCGTTTGAATAACAGTATTCCTTGATTGATCTTTTACAAAAATAGAATTAGCAACAGTTACTCCATCTTTAGTATTAAGAGGTGGACCGTCTTCTCGTTGAAGAAGAATAGGAAGACCCTCAGGTCCTAAAGTTCTTTTGACAGGAGTTGCTAAAACACCGACTGCATATTTTATTATGTCTCGACTACTAGGTGAATTCACTATTGATTTATAATGATTTTCTGCCATTATTATTTTCTCCTTATTATTTTTGTATTGTATTCTTTTTCCATTTTTTGGATTTCTTCTTCAAACATATCATCTAAGGTTCTTACTTCAGAATGTCTTGGAGGAGGAGTAAACTCAGATAAATCCAAATAAGGACTAATTATCTTAGATAGACAAATTTCAATATTTTTTTTATCTATAGTCTCATCATCTTTAGGAAGATCTAATGGGTATTCGATGTCATTCATAATTTTTTATAAAATATTAGTTAGTAAATCATTGATGATGTTTATAACTTCTCGGGATTATCTTTGTAAACAATGAGAAAAAAAGATATTTTTTATTTCGTACGTGTTTACAACATTCTTTTTTTTGGGTATTATAAGTTTCTATGCCTTCTAAATCCTAATAATCCTTATAAATTTTAATAATTCTTATAATCTTTTTTTATCTTAATAATCCTTTTAAATCTTTTAATTTTTATTATCTAATAGATTTTAATAAGCCTAATTTTGAAACAAGTAGGCTCCAAATTTGGTGGAACACATAAGGTAACATATATATGTTAGAAATTAAAATAAACAATAGTCTCAGTTTTATAAAAAATATTGATAAGGATTTAAAGGAAAAGATTCAAGGTCTTTTATCATATAAAAGAAATGATGCTTGGTTTATTGAAAAAAGAATAAAAAGAAAATATCCATCTCATAAAAATTTAAAAAATATGATTCGATTTGCCTGTCATGTCTATCATTTTAATAAAGAAGATGGGTCTTTTCCTACTGGACTTTTATTCTTAGTCGAAGATTATTTAGAAGATAATGAAATTTTATACAAAATTAAGGATCAAAGGAAAAAGCCGACATATAGAAAAGTTTATCGTAAAATGCGTCAACCGCCGCCATTAAGATATTATCAACAAGAGATAGTGGATAGTTGCTTAGAGAAGCATAGAGGGATCGTAGAGAGTGCTACTGGAACTGGAAAAACAAATTGTATAATTGAACTTATTTATAATTTGAAGAATATCACTTTGATAGTTGTTCCATCTTCTACAATTCTTACTCAATTTCACAAGATTCTTGTTAAGGTTTTCGGAAAATCTAAAGTAGGAATGATAAGTGGTTCTAAGAAAGAACTTAAAAGGCCTATTACCATAGCGACTTATCAATCACTTCAGAATCTTGAGTTGAAATGGTTTAATAAAATTAATACTTTAATCATTGATGAGGCTCATCATTCTGCATGTAGTACCTTAGTAGAACTTAATGAAAAATGTTTCAATAATATTTATTATAGATTCTATTTTACTGGGACAGCTTACCGGAATGATGGTGCAGATATGTCACTTCAATCGGTTGTCAATAACCAATTTCTTTATGTTTATTCTATCCAACAGGGAATTAAAGACGGGTTTTTAGTTCCTTGTTATTTCCAATGCCATCGATATTGGCATGATGATTGTTTAAAGAAAAGAAACTGGAAAAAAGAATTGAAAGAATTGATTATCGAGAATGAATCTTATAATGAGATGATTGTAAAGAAAGCTCTTGATCTTTCAGCGAAGGGACTATCTACAATTATTTTTGTCGATCAGATTGAGCACGGCAAGGCCTTAGAGAAGAAAATCCCTGGTAGTGTCTTCGTTAATGGGACCGAAGAAAGGTCTTGTAATATGAAAGCGATTGAAGATTTTAATAAAGGAAAATATCTAATTATGATTGGAACCTCTGTTATTGGTGAAGGAGTGGATACCGTAAGAGCTCAATACGGTATTTTAGCAGGAGGAGGAAAAGCCAAGTCGACATTAGTTCAAAAGATAGGAAGGCTGTTAAGACCTTTTCCTGGAAAAGAAGCAGCCTATATCATCGATTTTACCCATGAGAATTCGAAATATCTACAAAGACATTATAATGAAAGGCTTGCTATCTATAATGAAATCTCACCCGAGCGAGTGCAGACATTAAAGGAAGATGAAATTTACACCGATGATACTGCGTAAGAGCCAGTGTCTCCTGCGGAATCCTAACACATACAAAAATACCGCCGTTAAGCGGTATTCTTACCATTCTGAAGCGATCATAGTTATTTCTTTACGCTCTTGACGACATCATAGGCTCCCATCGATACACCACCTATTGTTAATCCCATAAGGACTGTGTCAAGAATCGGAATTCCCTGGATTGCGGCATAAATTCCACCAGCAATTGAAGGTAAAACCAACGCAATTAATGGCATCCATTTTGTAGGAACCCATCTCTTTATAAATCCTAGAATCATATTAATGCCTACCATCACGATTCCACCTTGTACAAATACATTGTTAATAACATCCATTTTTTAATTCTCCTTTCGATGTAATTCGTTTGATTATTTTTTTTCTTCTTTTAATTCTTTGTCTCTATTGGCTACAATCTTAGACCATGTTTTTCCAAATTCTAGATTAGTAATCGATGACATAGGAATAAGATGACACTTATCTTCTTTGGTCCATATTTCTAAATATGGAATTGGATTAGGTCCTACACATTCTAGAATAGGAAATTTGTCTTTATTAAGTAAAAAGAGGCCTTCATCATTAACTTTTTCTGAAAAAATTCTATTGATGATCTGATGACTTGCGACTTCTAAAGATAATTTTTCACCAGTGACTAATTTGATAGTCATGTCGTAGAAATCAGGTAAATCTGGATAAGGTTTTCTAAATCCGAAATTGTTTAGCATTTTAAATTCTCCTTTTTAAAATTTTATTTGAATCTAATATACATCCTAACTTGGACTGAAGTAGGCTGAATGTCAACAGACGCCTGTGAAACTATTGGATTACTCATTGTGGATATATCTGCTGGACCAGATGTTTTATTGTAAGTGCCTAGTGCTGTGACCGAACCATCAACACGAAGAGATCCCTTCGAATTATTAACTGTATGATATTCTGTGGGAACTGTCATTCTATGATCATGCTGTCCTTCATCATGGGCGCCAGATTCAACACTAATGTGATGAGTACTTAGCGTACGCCATCCAGGTGGATTGCCATCATAAATCTTATATCCAGTGATATGGTTCGTAGCAGTTGTAGACATACCGCTTGTGGATCTATCTACCTCTGGATGAGCGTTAACTGTAGTGCCTGGCGAACCACCTACGGTAAAATTATCATTATGAGGGTGAGTAATATCGGTTATATGCTCATGAGCATCGCTTGTATGCTTATGCTGCAAGTTAACCGCATTCCCTGCATTACCTACCAAGGCCATCGCCCCAGCACCGCCAATATCACCGCCGCCGTCAGTTCCGAATCCAGCTAGATATCTACCAGAACAATCTTTCATTGTTAAGCCATTCAATGGACTAGTAGCGTCGGCGATCACTGATCCATCAAGTAATTGCCAATAATCAGAATCTGGCAAAGAAAGCGTTCCGTTGAAATCATCAAAAGCAAAGATAGTACCAATAGGAATTATTGCTGCTAATGCGGTATCTAATTTACCTATACTTGTGGTTAAATTGTCTCCGTTAGAAACAAAATTATTCGAAGAATATGAAGGTGAACTATCTCCAGCAGCTGTTGAACCTATATAAGTCAGAGTTTCATCAGTTAATGGAGTTGTTAATTCTCCTGATTCTCCGTTATCTAATCTTAACATTTTTTCTCCTTAACCGACATAAGCTGTGTCACTGTACCGACGGGCTATGATAAAACGAGCGGCTTGATTAATATAATTATCGTCTTTAACAATCTGGACAGATAGATCGACATTGTTCTCTAAATCTAAATCGACATACGCGATATATTCTGGCCCTAAAACTATTGGAGATTGAGTAGCAAATCTAATATAATTCGTGTACACAGTTCCTAAAATAACATAATAGGCATCTGCAGAAAAAGTCAATTCGGCTGTTTCTGTTTGAATTGTTATATTTGGTGCAGTTCCTGTAATATTCGTAATGACTACTTTTTTAGCATCTGGGGTGGTATCTGAAATTGAAATTACTTGTCCTATAGAAAGGCCAGTGCTTGAAGCGACATCGAAAGCCCCAGTCGCTGATCCATTTGTAATAAATGGAATTGCTGGATCGACTATCGTCGCGTTCATTCCTACTGTAAAAGCGCTTAAATCTGGAGTAGTATCTATATCCCATGACCACGTTCCGCCATCAGTTAGCGCATATAATGTTGTCGCTAAGGAACCTGGAGGATCAATCCACCAACTTGGGGTTCCTTGAATTTTTTTAAATTTCGTCATGACAAAATCTTTCCACATTTTATCTGTAGAAAGCTCTCTGTCTGCGGAAGTGAAATCTTCATCATCATCCGTCAAGGATGAAAGGGCAAACTCGTAAGTTGCATCATCGCCTCGTGCTAACCTAAAGTACATATTACGGCGGTCTTCAATTGAACCGATAGTTCCAGAACCAACAGGTGGAGTAGCCGCAGATCCAGTTTTTATTAAAGCGACTTGAACTTTATCAGTATCAGAACTCCAACCGACTTGGGATACATATAATTGGACAGTAAGCCATTCCGCTGTATTTACATCTTGGATGAATTCACCACCGGCAGAATCTTTAAGAGTTGGATCCCAAAAAGCACGGCTAGCCTGAGCTCCCGTCTCTCTTACTACTTGGATATGAACATAGTTCAAAGAATCGTCCGCTAAGGTTTCAGTTAAAGGAAGATCAGTATCTTCACCGACATAGAAAGCTTTATATGTACCCGAAGTATTAAAAAGCGTACTTCCAGCCATAATGACTTCGATGCCCAATCCACCAAGATTGTTAACGGTAAAACCTGAGACTATTTGAGTTGTAGCCGCCCAAAAATTTGTGTTTAAAAGATGAAAATCTTCTTCAATAAAATCTTGAAGATTCTCTAAATCTGGAATTACAAATCTTTCTTGTGCATAAAATTTAATTTTTTGTAATTGAGCCATGATTTTCCTTTTTCTTTATTATATAAAATACAAGCAAAATATTCAAACGTGAATAAGATATTCATATATGTATACTTTTTTACAAATTGTCTAAGTATTCATACCTGTATGCGATAGTATCGATCTCAAATCTAAGTGTAATTCCAGCTGCTTTGATCAAAGAGACCAACTGTCGAACTAATTCTTCTGCAATATTTGGATTGATTAAATAGATAGCGTAATCATCCCCGTTCGTACGTGGAACACATTCTCCCTTTGTAACTAAGTTGATCGTTTCCCCGGTAGCGTGTTCTTTTAAAAATCTGTAAGCAGGATGAATAGACAAAGTCCCAGTATTAGGAATTCCTAAATATGGAATCAAAGTTTCTTGAGCATTACCACCGAAATCGATCGAAATAAATCCACCATCATCACTAAAAACGGAAGAATCATCTACTATGAGCGCTGTGTACGTGTTGTCTTTATTTATAATTTGAGCCAATTTGCAAGTTTTACTCGTCAACGTGAACGAGTTTGAAACTGAATCTGGATTATATAAAAAAGAACCTGGCCATTTTGGATCGATTTTTGAATTAAAAGACGAATACGTCGGGCTTGCGATTAAACCTCCGCAAGAAATATCGCCAATTAAAACATTGAACTCTTTGCGTTCAAGAAGGCTAAGATCAAAAATTCTAATTTTTCCTCTGAGCCAGTAAGCCAATCATTTACAATCAATTGCTTTCCAGATTCATCGTAACAAATAGCAGAACAATCATCAATAGCAACTTCAGATGTATACGCTAATGTCGGTATTTTTCTTTTAACAATCCTGTTGTTCTCATAATCAGAAATATAAATATAATCAAAATCATCGGCGGCTATATCGACAGGACAATGTAATTGATTATTTCCTGTTCCAAGACTTCCGACTTGGCTAACGTATGAAAGATCAGAAGCATTACGAACTATGATCCGATGATTATTTGTATCACAGATATATAATTTTCCATTTTTGCAGATTATGCCAGAAGGAGTCCATAAGTTATCATTGCCAGAACCTATTGTTCCGTATCTTTGGATTAAAGAAAGATCACTTTTTCTAATCTTAATAACTTCATGATTTCCAGCATCGACAACATACAAATAACTATGGTCGCCAGTCAGACCAGTCGGCATTAATAAAGGAATACCGCCAAAATTACCGCCTTGGATGATATAAGAAAAATCCAAAAGCTTTCTTTTAATAATCCTTTGGTTATCATTATCACAAGCGTAGACGAAAAATTCATCCATATGAATACCAGATGGATAACTAAGAGTATCGTCTGTACTACCGTTTAAACCACCAAGGTGTTGGATAATTTCTCCACTTCCGACATTAAAACTTGAAAGATAACTTTCAGTTCCAAGATTATCGACTGTGCTAGAAAAAGCACCAAATGAACCTTCTTTAAAATGGTGACTTCCCTTTAGGGTATCTAATAAAATCGGAATATCTTCTGGAATTTTAAACACAATTTCTTTGTTTTTAGTCTCATAGGCTCCAACTTTTATGAATTGCTCCAGCAATAAAGAAAAACCAAACTTATCGTTTGCATCACTAACAGCTGCAGGTGCTGCTTCAACTTGAATAGACCCTGCAGTTCCTATTGTATTGGTATAGATCTTAATGTAATTATTCGATGTTTCATAATTATAATAGGAGATTGCAGTCACCTTATCTGTTGTTCTATTTATTATCTCAATAATTTCAACGACTGTAGCTACACTCGGATCGTCAAAATCTGAATCTTGAAAAGTGATTTTGACATCTGTCTTTTTATCCACGCTTAGAAAAAGGTAAGCCCCGCCTTGAAGATCGTAAGTTTCTCCATTTTCACAGGTTATCGTAGAGCGGCTGTATGTAGGTCCCCAAAATAAATCCAAAGCAGAAATTATTGTTGTCTTTAATTGTTTTGGATAAAAACTTAAAATAGGAATCAATTCTCTAAATTTACTATCGGCGAGCCCAGGAATTAATTCCCTACTTCCATCCGCAAGAGTAACATAAGCAGGGCGTTCGACTCCAACATTTTTGCCTAAAGCGTTTAAATAATTTCCTTCAGCTAAAATAACAAATAATTGATTTTTAGCTTCATCGATTTGGACATCGACCCCATCAAGTTCATTTGCCCAAGCACCCAAAAGTGCCTTTATAAAAGGATTGACTTGTGGTTTAAAAATATTTGGTAATGTCTTTTGTAATCTTTCAATTTTATTTGTCATTTTTATGCCAATGCAATATCGGATCCATTTACTCGCGCAAGTTCATTATCAGCAATTACAATATTCTGAGTTGGTGAGACTAGACTAACGTCATAAACATTTGAAACCAATCTTACTGCGCTTTCGATTGCACTAAGTATCGCGTCCTGTCCAACTTTAAGGTTGTTTATATATGTAGTAATTTCAGTTTTAATTTTACCCTCAATGCTACCGACAGTAATATCACCTTTAGTCGTTATATTCAAAGAAAGCTTAACAGGTCTGACTACTGGAGCGGCGACTTCGATTTGAATACCAGCTGCCTTAATACCAGGATAATTAATTGGATCTGAATCAAGACCGTCTAATCTCCATTGAACTTCTTGAAGTAATCCGGTGTAATTTTTATATCCATCAGTTCCGATTACTTCTTCTACAGAAAAATCCATACCATTTCGATCTTTTAAAACCGCATTATAATCAAGATTATACATTTCTAAAGTATCGACTAAGGTAAAACTATCTTCATCGTAAATAGTTATCGTATAAGGAGATGCGGTTCCACTGATACTATGGATGTAACCTTTATCATATATAGAACTGATCTTTGCATTTTGGCCAGTTGTGAAAGCCGTCAAATCTTGTGCAGCCAAGGTCGTCCGGTCATGCATTGTTATAGTAAATGGTGAATAGTAAATTTTAGCGGTTTGAGCCTGAGTAAAAACAGAAAGATCGACAGCTTCTTTTGTCCCATAATCATAAACTGTTACCGTATAAGGAGCAGGGCCTGAAGTTATATTCGCAATGTATCCATTTGTGTAAGCATCACTATTATTGTCATTAATGACGACGTTATCTCCAACAGTTAAGCCAGTAATTGCATTCACGGTAAAAGTTCCACTCGATTGACCATCACTAACGAAAGTGTGAGAATTACTTCCTGCGATTTCATAAATATATCCGTTAAGATATGATTGTGAATTGTCATCTTTAATGATAGTACCATCATCAATTTTTAGATAACGTGCTTCATCTACAGTAAAAGTTCCAGTGATTAGACCGTCGCTTTGAAAATCGTAAGTGTATGAATTGAGAATATTATCTAAAATGATTCTCATTCCACCGTAATAAGAGTTGGCGCCGACAAGATCTCCTACACCGTAAAACAATCCATCAATAGAATTTATTTGAAAAGATCCTGTTGAGGTTCCAACAGAAAGAAATGTTTTTAATATTTGGTTCGCAGAACCGCCAGTGATTTGAATACTTCCTTCGCTTCCAGATGTCAAAGTCGTTATCTGGGGTTTGATTCCGTTTTTAATCAATTTGATATCAGAATAAATAGAGAATGGTGTGATACTAGTGTTATTTAAGTAGTCAACTATCTCGATAGCTCTGACAGGAATCAAATCAAAAGAATCACCATTCACAGGAACTGCAGGTAAGATATCTGATAATAATATATTCCCAGTAGCTCCATTATAATCAGAGATTACTCTAGAATATCCTTGTAGCGCGACTGTGGTCGTATCATTTTTAAACCTGATAAGGTAATCATTGAAAAAATCATTTGAGATCGAATAATTATCTCTTATATTTGTTGAATCAAGTTGAATATTACTAATAGAACCCGTCACTGTTCCTGAAACGCTAAATACTAAATTGAATACCCGGTTAGAGGCATCATCATCCAAGATTAATACTAAGTTTTGATCTGGACCCAAAGTGTATGAACTTTCATTATCAGGTTCTACAAAAGCGACATTAGGTGTTTCACTGGTTTTTATTGTATCGTCTAAAAAGTCTAAAGCAGTGGCCGTCGTCGGATCAACAGAATCTGGTCCCCATACTTGAATAGTTCCAGTTCCGTCTAAAGTGTTAGAAGCCAGCCTAAGATATGTATCATTTCCTCTTTGGATAGTGTAACAATAAACACCTATTAGACTAGAATCGGAATTGATAAAATCAGAGACTTGTGAAGCGGTGAACGAACCACTTGCAAAAGTATAGACTTGCTTCGCACCACCGTCAACATTAAAAATAAGCTTTTCTAATGCATTAATATTATAATTTTCAGGACTCACACATTCTAAAAATGCTTCTGTATGAATAGTTCCAGCAGTCACGATATCATTTTCAACTAAAGGAGAAGAAAGTTCTATTTGGCCGTTAAATCTATTCAACGCATAATCATTGTTTTGACCTTGTACTTGTGTAGTCGGAAATCCTAACTTAGAAGATCCATTGGCTGTGGAAATATAGACTTTAGCGGCTTGAGCAACCGTGTATGCACTCAGATTAGTCGAACCTTTGTCTATTTCTATCGTATAGGGAGTAGCGATTCCGGTAATATCAGAAATAAATCCCTGAACTTCGACACTATCATCATCATCTACAGAGACATATTGTCCAAAAACCAGACCTGTTGCATCTAAAACTTCAAAAGTTCCAGCGCCTGTTCCGTTTGCAGAAAACAATTGGTATTCTGGAAGAACTTGGATATAAGAAAGAGAAGACGTCGATTTTCTTGAATAAATCCTGACCTTACTATCATCTAAAATCGTGGAAGCATAACCACCAGGCAACTGTTGATTAATAACTGCGGCAACTTCAGTCGCAGTCGCTGTACCGATATCTAAGAAATCTGAGGTACTAAAAAGAATAGTCAATGGATTCGTATCCATGTCGTCTATAAACAATCGAAGAACATCTCCATCGACTAAACTAAAAGGTGCAGAGTTATCTGTATCAACAAAAGCAGTCAATCCATCTTTTTGCATTAAAACGTCGTTTTTGTATAACTTAAGAGAATAATAATAAATGTCTTCTTCAAAATTGATTGCATCATTTGCATTCGTTCCACTTGAAGGAGAAATAATTTTTATTTTTTCATTTGTTTGAGAACGTGCTTGTATGATTATTTGAGAATTACCCGAAATAGTTCTTGCCTCTACTAAAGTAAGTCTATCATTTATGGCGATTGCGATTTCGCGAGCAGTGGCCACACCTACGTTAGTAAAATCATTAGAGGTAAAGATCATTTCTTCTTCAACTCCATTAATAACAACAATTAATTTATCTCCAGAATTGATATTAAAAGGTTGTTCATTCGTTGAAACAAGAGACCCTTTAACCAATGGAAAATTATCTAATTGTAAAAATCTTTCCGTCCCTGCAGCGTTTCTTACAACATATTCAATGGATTTTCCTACAAATGATGGTTCAAAACCTGTGCCGTCATCGATATATAGGGTAGAAGGAAGCAGTTGATCAATTTGTTCTTTAAAATTAGAAGAAACTACCCTCTTTGTTTGTTCTGAGTTTGAAATTCCACTAAGTAAAGTGGTAATCGATGTCTCAGTTCCCTTAGAAAGAGATTGAATATGATTTCTAATTTTATCTCTAAGCTCTTGGTCATTTTCTTCATCAGAACCATTAGTAAAAGCTTCTTCATTCTCTACAAAAGCATCTGGAAACGGTAAATTATCAAATTGGGTGATTGCTCCTACTGGAATATTGCTTAAAGTTCCAGCTTCTGTTGCTGTGACTAAAACGCTAGAAACAGATTCTTCTCCATCGGCCAAAGAAGCATCTTCATTGACGACAAAAGTAATTTTATCTGAGATATTCGTTTGTGGAACATAGACAGACGAACCAGCAGTAATAGTACGAAGGCCACCGTCACTCAAAATGATCGTTTCTCCAATTTTATGGTTATATGCAAGAGGAGTTGGGGCGCTTAGGATTAATGTGAAATAAGTTACATTATCCACAATTGAAGTATAGCTCACTGATTCTTCATAAGATCCATCACGACCGACGATCACACTTCCTGTAGACGTAAACCCAGTATCATCATCTATATCTAAAGTTTTTTGTCCAGCCACCGCTCCTGAAGTTCCAGCAAAAATATTTGTAGAAACTTTGACAAGACTTAAGTCGGTAATTTTTATGAATCCACTAGCTTTTTTTGCTTCACTTCTTATTAATCCATACTCTAAAGCCTTATTGTCTAAATCGTCTCCAGTAGTGGTGTCTAGATTATAACAAAGAATGACATTGACAAGTTGAATATATTGTTGATAGACCTCTTGTGAGACCATTTCTATTATTGTTAAGATCACAGACCCTGGAATAAAATCATTAATAGCGGTCTTAGAACCTATATACGAAGCTTGATCAGAAACTAATTTTTGAAAAGATTTAAAAGCAAACATTTAGAGTTCCTTTAAAATGTTAAAATGAACGGGACTTCATATCTAGGATTCGCTAACAATACCTTAATTGCTAATTTAACCTCATTCGAGTTTTGTCTTTCAAATTTCATTGACGTGATATCGTAGATCCTTGGATCAGCAAGAAGTGTTTCTGACATAGAACCGTAAAGTTCGTCCATCATCAGGATGTTCTTTGCGCCGACCTGTAAATTGACCCCAAGTCTTGGATGATAAAGTAGGGAACCTTTTT